TTGATGCTTGGACGGATTCGTTAGGATGGTAGATCATAAAAAAGAGGCGAAACGGTTAATCCGAATCGCCTATAAAACAGGCGGGACGGTTTCGTTTTCACTGTCCTACATGATTGACTTAGGCGTACCCCTAAAAATAATAAAAGCGGTATTAAGAAAATGAATAAATCGGAAAAAAATAAACGCGGATTCCAAAAGCAAATGGAAGAAGGAAAGCGCGTTAATGTGTATCTTGATGCAAAGAGCTTGGAGATTGCCGCAAAACTTGGCGAAGGAAATGTAAGCGAAGGAATACGCAAGGCATTAACTAAAAGTGACATGACAAAATAGTGCTTGTTTGTAAGTGACATGCAGATTATGATGAGAAATATATAGTGTTGATTCGTTCGCACTAAAGAATATAAAGCCCTGCCTCTTAACTGATGCGGGGCTTTTTACTTTCTCCTTCTCGCTTCGTGCGGGTTCAGCCTCGATCTTTCGGGGCTTTTTTATTTGTAGGCAGGACACTCCGTGAGGAACCCTGAAAACGTAATGACAGGCAGGCCGACACTTTACAAAGAAGAATACGCAGAGCAAGCACGAAAGCTATGTTTGCTTGGTTCTACTGATGTGGAGCTAGCTGACTTCTTTGAGGTCGCAGAGTCAACGTTGAATCTTTGGAAGTTAGAGCATCCAACCTTTTCGGAGTCCATAAAAAAGGGTAAGGCTCAGGCTGATGCAGATGTCGCAGATCGACTCTATCAGCGTGCAATGGGTTACGAACATCCTGACGTGCATTTATCGAACTTTCAGGGCGTAGTGTCAGTAACGCCAATAACGAAAGTTTATGCGCCAGATCCAACAGCGGCCATATTTTGGCTAAAGAACAGACAGCGCAGTAAGTGGCGCGATAAGGTTGATACTGAACATTCCGGTTCTGTTGAGGTAACAAGCGTAAACGTCAGATTGGTCTCAGCTAATGGAGATTGATTGTGATTTCCCTGAGAAATTAGGGTTCCTATTTAAGTCGGCGCGTTACAAGGTTGCACGAGGTGGCAGGGGTAGCGGTAAATCATGGGGATTCGCTAGAGCTTTATTGATTCTAGGCTTAAAAAGTCCAGAACGTGTTTTGTGTACTCGCGAGATTCAGAAGTCAATCAAGCAGTCAGTGCATCAACTGATACGCGATCAAATACAGGCGCTCGGTCTGAGTCACTTCTACGAGGTGCTTGAGACAGAGATAAGAGGTCAGAACGGAACACGGTTCTACTTCGCAGGCTTGTCAGATCAAACAGCAGATTCAATCAAGTCGTTTGAAGGCTGTACAAAAGTATGGGTTGAGGAAGGTCAGAACACTAGCAAGAGATCATGGGATATTTTGATCCCAACGATCCGCACGGCTAATTCTGAGATTTGGGTCACATATAACCCTGAGTTAGACACTGATCCAACGCATCAAAGATTCGTAGTTGATCCACCGGATGACTGCGTTTCGATAGTAATGAACTGGCGAGACAATCCGTGGTTTCCTGAAGTGCTTGAGAAAGAGCGCCAGGACAGCTTAAAGCGCGATCCAGAAGGTTACAAGAACATTTGGGAAGGTGACTGTAAGCCAGCGGTTACAGGTGCGATCTACTACAACGAAGTCTCCACGGCAGAGTCAGAGCAGCGCATTAGGTCAGTGCCTTACGATCCAATGCTTAAAGTTCATGCGATATGGGACTTAGGCTGGAACGATTCAATGTCAATCATCTTGGCTCAGCGTGTAGCGTCAGAGCTGCGAGTGATTGAGTACATTGAGGACAGTCACAGAACGCTTGACTCTTACGTGATGGAATTGAAGAACAAGAATCTAAATCTAGGCATTAGCTATTTGCCACACGATGGATTCTCTAAGGACTTCAAGACAGGCAAGAGCGCAGAAGAAATAGTCAAAGCGCTTGGCTTAACAGTAGAGCGTATTCCTAGCATGGATATTGAAGGCGGCATCAAAGCGGCTCGAATGGCTTTTAGTCGAATGTACTTCGACAAGAACAAAACCGCACGACTGATTGAGTGCTTGAAGCGCTACAGGCGTCAAATTAACAAGGCAACGAACGAAGCAGGATCACCGCTACATGATGAATACAGTCATGGCGCTGATGCTTTCCGCTATTTGGCTTTAGTAGTCGATGGAATGACAAATGAATCTGGCTCGATCAAGCCGATTAAATACAGAACACGGACAATTGCATGAAGAATGAAAAGATGACAGATGACGATCTTCTGGCGCTATTACAGCGTAAAGAAGATGACGCTGCGCATTACGTGCATGGTCAGCTAGGACAAGAGCGCGAGACTGCGCTACGTGAATACTATCGCATGCCTTACGGCAACGAAGAAGATGACGGATGGTCTAAAGTCGTATCTTCTGATGTGTCGGACTCCGTTGAGTGGATACTGCCAGCACTGTTAAAGACATTCACAAGCACCGACAAAGCCGTGTCATTTGAGCCAACGACAGCGGCCGATGTAAAAGGTTCGCAGCAAGCTACAGACGCATGTAATTATGTGTTCTATAAGCAGAACAATGGTTTCTTAGTCCTTTACACAGCCATTAAAGACATGCTGACGGTGCGCAATTGTGCTGTCATGTGGCGCAAAGAGACAAAAGAAACTGTATCAAGTATTCCATTCAAGGGCGCGACTCAGGAAATGCTTGCAATGCTCATGCAAGAGCAAGACGCAGAGATCGAATCGGCTAACCAAGTGCCAATGATGGGGCAAGACGGTCAGCCAATGCTTGATCAGATGGGTCAGCCTGTAATGGGTTACGATGGTCGGTTAAAGAAGACAGAGAAGCGTACTATCTGCAAGGTTGAAGCATTTTCACCAGAGGATTTGCTAGTAGAACGTGAATGGACTTCACCTCTCTTGCAAGATTGCCCGTATGTTGCGCGATTGATGCGCGTCACTATGTCAGACCTAAAAGAAATGGGCTTGACTGTCAGTGATGACGATGATTTAGAAGGCTCAGACGCGCCAAACGGCACGTCAATGCGGCTGAATGATGTTACCCGTACTGATACTTCAACGCTTGGCTATGGCGAAGATGAAGATTACGGTGATGAGTCCATGTCTGACGGCTGGTTGCGTATTGAGTTCGTCTTGGTTGATATGGATGGAGACGGAATCGCAGAGCGTAGATGTATCTATCGCTTGCAAGACAAGATATTGAAGAACGAAGTTGTTTCGCATGTTCCTATCGCAACAGCGTCGCCAATCTTAAATACGCATCGCTGGGACGGTCAATCCATTTGGGATTTGGTCAGTGATCTTCAAAAGTTGCACACAGAATTGCTGCGTCAAACGCTGAATAATCTGTATCTCACGAACAATCCGCGCACTAAGGTATTGACGGATTCCAATTGGAGTCCATTGGCTAACCTTGACGATCTACTTGATTCACGTCCGGGCGGTATCTTGCGCCAACGCGATCTCAATGCAATCTCTGAACAGGTTACACCATTCAGTGCTGGGGCTTCGATGCCTATGCTGGAATATGTTCAAGGAATGAGAGAGAACCGCACAGGTGTATCTCGTACATCGATGGGCATGAATCCTGACAGCCTGAATAATACGGCTACGGGTCGCCAGATCGATCAGAGCGCATCACAACAACGTGTAGAGCTAATCGCTCGCATCATCGCTGAGACGCTGATTAAGCCGATATTCCAAGGTATTCTTAAAGTATTGACTGACGGTGAGATGCAAAAGCTCGCGTTTCGTTTGCGTGATGAGTTCGTTGAATACGATCCGAATGAATGGCGCGACTCTTACGACATGACTATCAATGTCGGTCTTGGTACTGGTGACAGCCAAGCAAAAGCCGCACAACTGACAACGATCTACCAGATGCAGCAAGCAGGTATGGGCATGGGTTTAGCGACTCCAGCAAACCTTTACCACACGATGTCAAAGATTGTGGAGAACAGCGGCTTCAAAGATGTGCAAAACTTCTTGAGCGATCCGAAGAACGCACCACCTGCACCACCACCGCAGCCGCCAATCGAGTTGCAGTTGGCACAGATGAAGATTCAAGCTGACACGCAGAAGTCACAAGCTGAAATGCAGCAAGAAATTCAGAAGTATCAAGCCGAGACTCAAATGCAATTGCAGATTGAGCAGATGAAAGCTGAAGCTAAGCGCCAAGAAATTCAGGCTAGCTTGGAATTGCAGGCAGCAAACGATATGCGCGACTCAGAACGTGAGCAAATGAAAGCTCAATTTGAAGCAGCAATGGAACAGCAAAAACTTGAGTTTGAAAAGTGGAAAGCTGAGCTAGATGCGCGTGTCAAGTTACGTGTTGCAAACATCGGCAAAGAAGCTAGCGGTGATGAACTGCTGAACGAATTAGATAACGCAGAAGCGATGGGCGATCCTTCACCAATCAATCAAATCATGATGATGCAAGCACAAACAGCAGAGGCAATCAACCAATTGGCGCAAAACATGAGCAAGCCGAAACAGATAGTACGTGATGCAAATGGTCGGGCGGTAGGTGTTCAGTCTGTAGAGGCTGGCAATGGCTAACGGGACAGGAACCGCAATCATTGACTTTGGCGCTCATCCTGGCAGCAATGAAGCATCGGTAACGGTAACAGGTCAGACAGCAATCACGGCAGGCAGTAAAGCGGAATCATGGGTAATGGGCGACGATTCAACGTCAGATCATACCGCTAGCGATCATAAGTATTTGCCGCAATTGGCTTCTTTTGTCTGCGGTACACCATCAGCAGGCACAGGCTTCACGATTTACGGTAGAAGCATACATAAATTAACGGGAACTTTTTCCCTCAAATGGGTTTGGAGTGAATAATGGCACTTGATTCAAATATTGTTGGCGCACTTTCTGGCACTGGTGCAGATGTAAATGCATCGCGTCAATTAAAGGTAGTGCTCGAGACAGACGCAACTGCTAATCCTGAGAATGTCGGCGCTACTCGACACTTTGGGGAAAATGACGGTGGCGCTTTGACAGGTGCTCCATTACTTCGCTCGCCTGAAGTTGATGTGGATTATCGTGAACGCGCAGCAGCAGACACGATCATGGATGATCATGTGTTTAATACGATTGTGCAAGATACAGGTAAACATTCGTACAGCAACACCACAATGGCTAATGCTTGGACTGCTGGGCAGCTAACAACAAACAGCGGATCAATTACCACAACCACAACAGGCACGGTATTTTCTACCTATGCATTCTTTCCGATCCTAGGAACAACGACACTGGCAACAGACACAGAGATTGGATTCTCTGCGCAGCCACAAGCCAACACGTTTATTGAGTTCGGTATAGGCATACCAGGTGCGCAAACAGTTGCGCCAACAGACGGTGTATTTTTCAGATTGAACGCGTCAGGCTTGCAGGGTATCGCATCGTTTAACGGTGCAGAAACATCGACAGGTATATTTAAGCAAGCAGAAGGCGCGGAAACCTTTGTTTATCAAAACTCTAAGCGCTATCAATTCATTTGCTACGCCACGACAGTAGAGGCGCAATTTTGGGTGAATGACGGAACTGGCGCGAATTGCCTAGGTACGATCCCGCTTCCATCTGGACAAAGCCGCATGTGCATGTCTAGTGCGGGTCAATTTTTCCTCAAGCATCGGATTACAGGCGGTGCGGCTGGCGGCGTAATACAAGCAACAATGGGCGCTTACAACGTCCGGCTTGGTGGCCCCAATATGTCAACCACATTAAGCACGCAAGGGAACCGCTTAAACGGTTCTTATCAGGGCTTGAGTGGCGGCACAATGGGTACTTCTGCACGTTTTGGCACAATCACAACAGGCAATGAAGCGAACGTAACCGCAGCAGTTCCAACGACAACAACGGCTGCGCTTGGTTCTGGTTTGGGGGGTACCTTTTGGGAAACTGTCAGCCTAGCGGTAAACACTGACGGCATCATAATGTCTTATCAGGTTCCAGCGGGGACGGTTAGCTATCCCGGCAGGCGCTTAGTTCTGCGCGGGTTGTATCTTAATAGTTACGTTCAGACGGTGATTGCAGGTGGCCCATACATCGCAGAGTGGTTCCTTGCATTTGGTCATACGGCTGTCTCACTTGCCACTACAGAGAGCGCAACAACGAAAGCTCCGCGCAGGATTGCACTGCCATTTACGCAAGCAATCACGGCAGCGCAAGCGGTTAGCACTGTGGTTTCTCAGAATGAAACATTCATGGACTTCGGAGACGCTCCTGTATTTATCAATCCGGGCGAATTTTTGCAGTTAGGCACTCGCCATATCGGTACGGCCGGCACTTCTGGCACGGTAGTTCATCGTATAACACCAGTGTTCGGCTGGGAGTAATAAATGTCTCTACTGCTGGCGCTGCTTTCGGTAGAGACTCCGGTCGATCCGCCTATTGATTCAGGCATACCGACTAATGAAGTAGGCAAAGTATATGTAAGGCGCGGCAAGAAGATACTACTGTTCAACACGCCACAGGAAGCAGATCAGTATCTAGTAGCAGAGCAGGCAGCAAACGAAGCAATCGAGAAGGCGCAAAAGACTTCAAGACGCGCAAGAAAGCGGCTGAAAGAGAAGATTTACCCAGCGGCAGACTCGATTGATTTAGTCGAGATCGAGAAGTTAGCGGTCAATTTTGATGCGCCATTTGATGTAAGCAAGCTTTTTAAAGAACAAGATTACGAAGAGCTAGTACGGATTGCTGAAGTCTTGCGCCAGATGCAGGACGAAGAAGAAATTGAACTTTTATTGATTGCGTGAACATGAACAACATAGAACAACGTAACGCCATTGTAAGAGCGCAAGAAGCCGAGAGAATCCTAGAGTCTGAGGTGTTTAAGCTAGCGATCCAAACGCTGAGAACTAGCGTCATGGAGCAGTGGAAAAACTGCCCAATTAGAGATAAAGAGGGGCAATTGCTCTTGCTTCAATTGGCAAAGGTCACAGACAAGTTTGAGGGCATCTTTGTAGGCTTGGTTGAGCAAGGCAAGATGGTACAGCACAAGATTGATTTGGACGACGCACGAAACGAAACGCAGCCGCGACGTTTCATGCGAAAAGTTTTCAACGGTTAGGCACTTAACCAAACGCAAACGCTGAGAAGCGCTGCTATTTCCTCCTAGTGCCACGGGAGGCAATATTGACTAGAGGTAGAAAATGGACGGACACGCTAACGCACCCGAACCGACAATTAATGATTTAGCGTCATTTTTGGCTGACACTCCAGAAACGGAACCAGCGGGGGAAGATGACGAACAAATTAACGCTGACGAATCGACCGAGGAAATCGACACCGAAGAGGAAGCAAACGATCAGACAGATGATGATTCTGAGGAAGAAGAAGCCGAAGAAGAAGAGCCTGCACCTGAGCGCAAATTAAAGGTCACCATTAAGGCTGACGATGGTTCTGAAGTAATAGAAGAGATCCCTGAGACTGAACTGGTCAAGGGCTATCAAAGACAAGCTGATTACACTCGCAAGACGCAAGCGCTAGCCGAGCGAGAAAATCAAGCCGTCCAGATGCTTCAAACGAAACATCAAGAAATACAAAGCCAATACCTGCATCAAGCGGAACTCACGCGAGCAGCAATTGTGAACATGGCGGGGATTAAGTCGGAGCAAGAGCTAGCATTACTTGCGCAAACTGATCCAGCGGAATGGGTCGCAGAGCAGCAACGACAAAAGCAAATAAACGCCTATATCAACTCGCTAGATCAACAGATTCAAGCGGAAAGACAGCAAGCGCAAGCGATACAAGCTGAGCAGCAAGCTATGGCAAAGAAGCAGGCTTTTGACAATGCGTGGAGCCAATTACAGGCAGCGAAGATTGACAGAACGCAGTTGGAAAACATCTTTTCCAGCGCAACAAAACACTATGGCTTTTCACAAGCCGAACTATCAAACATTTACGACCATCGCGCAGTGTTACTCATGAAGGACGCTGCTGCTTATCGTGAATTACAGGCAAAGAAGGCAGAAGTCACCAAGAAGGCTGACGCTGCACCGAGATTGCCAAGCAAACAAACAAACAACGCCAACCCGAAATCAAAAGCCATTGAACAAAAGTTCAAATCTGGCAGGGCAAAGCTCACGGATTTGGCAGCATATTTATCTTAATTTAGGAGTCATACATCATGGCAGTTCCAGCACAACTATTTCAAGCGGCATCTGTTAAAGGTAACCGCGAGGACTTGATCGACAAGATTTTTCAAGTGTCGCCAACAGAAACCCCGATTACATCGGCAGCAGGCAAAGTCACAGCAACAAGCGTATTTCATGAATGGCAGGTTGATAGCTTAGCGGCTCCGGTCTCCACCAATGCAGCGATTGACGGTGACGACGCAACTTTGCAATCACAGACAGCAACACAACGCTTGGGCAATCATTGCCAAATCTTGACAAAGGTCATCGGTGTTTCTCGTCGCGCTAACTTGATCAAAAAAGCGGGTCGCGGTATGGAGTTGGGTTATTTAAAAGCCAAAGCCATGACCGAGTTGAAGCGTGATATTGAGAAAACAGCGGTTTCTCTCAACCCAGCGGTTGCGGCAACGACTTCTGTAGCTGGCAAAATGGGCGGCTTGGCGGTGCAATGTGTTACTAACACATCACACGGTTCTGGCGGTTCTACTGCTGCTTGGACTGCTGGCGCTCCAACTACTGCGCCTACATCTGGTACCGGTCGCGCATTGACTGCGGCTCAAGTTTCGACTGTTCAGCAATCTATCTTCACAAACAGCGGTACGCAGCCAGGTGAAATCTTCTTGTCACCAGCGCATAAAGTTGTGTTCTCTGCCTTCACAGGTATTGCCACAAACCGCTTGGACTTGAAAACCAAATCTCAGCAAGGCGCGATCATCGTTGGCGCTGACGTGTATATGGGTGACTTTGGCGCGATCAATATCGTTCCACACTACATGATGGCAGGCTCAACGGATGCATTCATCTTGAACACTGACTACATTGATGTAGCTTTCTTGGACGGTATCAAGGAATCGGCATTGGCGAAAACTGGCGACAGTGAACGTATTTTGATCACTGCTGACTGTACTTTGGCGGTTCGTAGTCCAGCAGCACAAGGTAAGATTTCCGACTTAACAGGCGGCTAATCGTTTTAATGGGAGGGCTTCGGCTCTCCCTTCTTAACGCTGTGAAGCGCTGGAGAAAACAATGGATTCACATGTTGGTTCATTCTCGATTGACGAAGGTGTTGATGCTTTCGGCACGAGAACACAGATTATTTTTGACGGCGATCAAGTCGTAAATAAACGCACATTTGACGCTGCGCCTTTGCTGAAAGAAGCGGCAGAAGCTAGGGCAGTGACTGCTGGTGATCGGTGGAAAGAAGGTCTCGGAACTCGCGTTGGTACGGTTCCTATGGCGATCTACCAAGACGCGCTCAAGATCACTAATGTCGAAGAACGAAACAAGTATTTGCTGAATTATCTTCGCCAAAATCCATTATTTGTCACCTTTGATAAGTTTCTAAAATGACCTATTCAGAACTGAAAACGGCAATCGCTGACTTTCTGCATCGGTCAGATTTGACAGCGACTATTCCGCAATTTATCGAACGTGCAGAGGCGGCATTATTCCGCGAATTGAACATTAAAGACTTGCGTGTGTCGGTCACTGGTACGACTACGGGACAATACGCAACTTTGCCTGCTGACTTTGGCGAAGTGGTGCGGGTTACTTGTAATTACTTAGGCACTGAATACGATCTTGATTATGGATCACAGCCAATTGATTACACGATGACAGCGCCAAAGTATTACGCGCTAGAGAATAACAAGCTCAGATTATTTGGCACGTCAACAGGACAGGCTTACACGTTATTTTACACGCCAAAAATTGAAGCATTAAGCGATACCAATACGACAAATTGGCTATTGGAAAACGCGCAGGATTTGTACTTGTACGCATCTAGTTTAGAAGCTGCACGATACAGCCGAGATTCAGAGTTAGAGCAAAAATTGATGATGCTTGTCGCGCCTTTGATTGACAGCATTAAACGCTACGCAGAACGCAAGGGACAGCCTACTAGCGGCTCTTTGCAGATTAGACCACGGAGATATTGATGGGCTTAGAAACTGGTACGCACATAAGCGATTTAGTCGCAACAAATCCGCTTGGGTCAGATCAAAAGACCACGGCTGACGATCATATTAGGCTGCTGAAATTTACTTTAAAGTCATCATTTCCGAATGTAAATGGCGCTGTTAATCCAACGCCTACAGAGTTTAATTACTTGGTCGGTGTAACGTCAGGGATTCAAGCGCAAATCACTGCAAAAGGTGCGATTACTGGTCAGACATGGACGGGAACGCATGCATTCCCAAGCACCGTCTCATTTGGCAATGTGTCAGCCACAGAGATTTCATACCTTGATGGTGTGACTAGCGCTATTCAGACGCAGATTGACGCAAAAGGCGCGATTGCTGGCCAAGCGTGGACAGGAACTCATAATTTCACAGGCGCGACAGCAACGGCAACAACGCAAACAGTCGGAGATAACAGCACAAAACTTGCTACAACGGCATACGCAGATTCAGCTAGGGCGATTGGGGATTGGGTTAGATTGTCAACAGCAACAGCATCAGCAAGCGCAACGGTGGCTTTTACTAGCCTAATTACTTCGACTTATGATGTTTATATGCTGGAGGTTCTTAACGCTAAGCCTGCAACAAACGGTGCATTGTTTTATCTTCAAACTAGCGCAAACAACGGCTCGACTTACGATAACTCTGCGGGGAATTATCTTGGTGTAAACACTGTAATGAAAGCGGCAGGTGTGACCGCATCGAGCGCGGGGACTGGGAATATGGTTTTAAGTGATGGGATTTCATCATCGAGAGAGGGCTTTTCAGGGTTTATTTTCATTCTTACTCCTAGTGCTGTAGCTCGATGCCATATTCGATCAGAGGGGGCTTACACAGACTCTGCGGGTACTGTGGAAACTCTTTCATTGACTGCTGCATACAGAGATTCTGCTGCTGCTGTTAATGCAATTCGAGTTTTGATGAGTACAGGCAATATAACATCAGGCACGTTCAACCTTTACGGGAGAAAAAAATAATGAATAAAATCGTAAATGGCGAACAGGTTGAAATGACAGCCGAGGAAATCGCAGAGTTTGAAGCATCACGCGCAGAGTCACCAGAAAGCATCAAGGCGCGGAAATGGGAGGAAATCAAAGCCTATCGCGATAACTTGGTGAATGATGGCGGTTTTAAGGTCGGTGCGCATTGGTACCACTCAAACCTATTGAGTCGTACGCAATACATTTCTTTAGTCATGATGGGCGCAGGCATTCCAGCGGGCACGACATGGAAAACGCTTGATAATGGCTATATCTCAATGACACAAACGCTGGCGGGGCAAATCTTCGCGGCTGGTGCTGCGCAAGATGCTGCGTTATTTGCAAAAGCAGCAGAACACAAAGCAGCATTGGACGCATCTAGCGATCCTGCAAACTACGATTACAAAACTGGCTGGCCTGAAACTTACACAGGTGAATAATGACGATCAAAATCGCGTTTTTCAAAGGCACGAAAACGGGCTTGGCGGGTCTTTATAACCGAGGTGTAAGGTTTGTCACGAAAGGCAAATATTCGCACTGTGAGATTGTTTTTAGTGACGGTATGAGCGCTTCTAGTTCCTTTATGGACGGTGGCGTTAGATTCAAGGCGATCGACTACAGTTCACACAATTGGGATTTCCTCGAGATCGATTCACAGTTTGAAAAGAAAGCGCGGGAATGGTTCAAAGAGCATGAAGGGCAAGCATACGACTTGATCGGCAATGTTCACTTTTTATTCCCCTTTGTTGGGGATAATCGGCACAAATGGTCTTGTGCTGAATCCATTGCAGAAGCATTAGAAGTGCCTGACGCATGGCGCGTTCACCCCAATTCACTTTACGGAATCGTTAAGACATTTTATGCCAATAGTACAAATTAAAGATGTTGGCGCGATTGGCGTTAATTCCGATCTTTCAGCGCACGAATTACCGCCAAACGCTTGGACTGATGCTAGTAATGTGCGCTTTATTGATGGTTCAGCGCATCAATTCCTAGGTCATTCAGAAGTCTATAATTCACCAGCGCAGATACCGCAGCATGTTTTGCCGTGTTCAATCTCCAATCAACGCTATTGGATATACACGACAGCGGCTAAGACATACGCCACAACAGTGTCAGGTGGGGCGGTATCGACCACAGACATTACGCATGTAACGCCTAGAACTGGTGTAGTCAATCAATGGACTTCAACGCTTTTATCAGGCATTCCGATCCTAAACAGTGGCGACACGACAAACATTCCGATGTATTGGGATTTGAATTTAGCGAACAAGTTTGTTGATTTGCCGAATTGGTTGCCGAACTGCTTTGCTAAGTCGCTGCGCACGTACAAGAATTTTCTGATTGCGCTCAACATCACAAGACCGCCAAAGATTGCGATTGCCACGATCACGAGAGTAGGCACGACAGCGACACTAACAACGTCAGCCGCACATGGTCTAAGCTCCGGTAATACGGTGTACATCACGCAGGCTTCACCGTCTCAATACAACGGCACATTCACGATTACAGTCACGGGCGCAACGACTTTCACGTACACCATGGCAAGCGATCCGGGCGCAAGTGCAACACTGATTAGCAGGTCAGCATTGTATGGCGGGGCGGGAGTGAATAAGCCTTACATGGTCAAGTGGAGTCATCCAGCGGATCCCGGCTCGGTTCCTGTTTCATGGGATGAGCAAGACCCCACAAGGGAAGCGGGTGAGTTAGACATTGCAGAAGGTCAGGACATCATCGTAGATGGGATGCAGTTGAGAGACTCATTCATCATCTACAAAGAGAATTCAATCTGGCGCATGGACTTTACAGGCGGTCAGTATGTTATGCGCTTCTCGAAAGTGTTTGGCACATCGGGCGCATTAAACCGTAATTGCATCGCTGAATTAGATGGGTCGCACTGCGTTTTAACGGGTCAAGATATTATCGTTCACGATGGGCAAACAGCCACAAGCATCTTAGACCGTCAGACACGCAGATTCTTATTCCAAAATATTGACGCGACAAACATCGGCAAGTGCTTTGTATTTAAAAACACGTTCTTTAACGAAGTATTTATTTGCTATCCAACAGTTGGTTCATCGGTCTGCGATAAGGCTGTCGTATGGAACTATAAAGACCGTACAGTGACATTCAGAACGCTTCCGAATATCAACCATGCGGCGTATGGATCAATCGACACATCAAGCGGCACGTATGACCTCGATATTGGATCATTTAATAGCGA